CTTTCCCATCACCCATCTTTGTGGAATTATAGTATTCTCCTGTTCTTTTATTTTTAACATTACAGTCGATAGCTTGCCCGATTAAATGATTAGAACGCTTTGATGGTGGTACGATAGCGCCTTTTACATTTGTGTCTAATCGGAATGAGGATGTAACCACAACTATCATATTGTGATTTTGTGCAATGTAGTTCATTTGGTCTAACATAGGGAAAAAGTCTTCATCTACGTTACAGATACCCTCAAAGTGGCTTGCTTTATATTGTTTTATCATTTTTTTATACTATTATAATGCAAAGTTAAATATAATTATTATATTTGTAACGCTATTCAGTTATGAAAAATATTAAAAAATCCCTCGCCTCTTACATTGCCTTTTGCAACTCACTGTTGCCGACTGGATAGCCTTTGTAATTGGTGTGGGTATTTTTAAATGAAAGAAATAAAATTAACAAATGGAATGATTGCATTAGTTGATGATGCTGATTATGAATGGGTAAATCAATGGAAATGGGGTGTAAGCGGAGTAGGTGTTGAGGCTTATGCAAGTAGAATGGTATCAGTAAATAAAAAACAAAAGGCTATTCAAATGCACAGGCTTATTTTAGGGTGTGAGTTTGGCGATAAGAAAATTGTTGACCACATAAATCACAATGTATTAGATAATAGACGTGAGAATATTAGAATTTGCACCGTTTCGCAAAACGCACAAAATAGGAAAAAGCACAAACCAATGACTTCAATTTATAAGGGGGTTTATTTATTTACTAAAAAATATTTTAAGATTACAACTGGAGAATGGTCTTATTATAAACCAAAATGGGGCGCACTTATACAGGTAAATGGGAAGCAAAAAAGGCTTGGTTCGTTTAAAACAGAAAAAGAAGCTGCGCTTGTATACAATGCCGCCGCCATAAAACATTACGGTGACTTTGCCTGTATAAATGTAATTATATAAGCTATTTAGACTTCAGAACATTAACTGGATGTTTCCCATTCCGAATTAATATAAGGTCGATGTTTTTTGCGGCTTCCTTCTCTGTCTTTGCATATCCGTCATAAACAACTCCATCTATTCTAATTCGGTATCTCCATTGTAATCTCTTGCGATAATGGCGTGGATTAGGACAATAAACATTGGCGTATTTACTTTTCATAAGTTGTGCTTTCTCCTTTCCTGCTTTAGTTTATATTCTAAATAAGCCCTGCGAACAGCCTCAGAAACTGAAAAGAAACGCTTGCAAGCATTACACTTCATTTGCGTCCAAACAGTTCCCACCTTGCTGAATTTAGTAGTGCTTATCATTGTCCTTTCAGAAGCGCAGTGAGGGCAGTCCCACTTTTCACCACCCAAAGCAACAGCCTTATGAATTTTGGGTTCTGCGTATCTTTGTAGCTTCTTATAAACTTGCTCTAATAACACAACGTCCTGCTTGCAATAATCTACCATGTAACTCATTGCCTTTGCATCTTTGTTAAAGATAATCTTATTCCACAAGTCAAACTCTGTTTTTATCTTTTGCCCCACACCTAAGAACTTACCCATATAGTCTAATCTATTAGAGTTAAAGTTAAACGTCTTACGTGCTATCTTTAACGTGTCTATTGAGGTGTATTTAGGTAGTGCTGGTATATCGTGAAATATGCAACGTGTCTTTATCCAACGTTCATCAAACTTATCTGAATTTTGCCCTATTATTAAATGTGCTTTGTTTAGTTCTTTAACGAACTTTTGTAACATAGTTTTATCACATTGGTTCTTATCCCATGTCAAATGATGTACTTCTTCTTCGTCCTCCCACTTCCAACATATACAAATGATTGCACGTTCCTTAATTATGTTTTCGGCAGATAGGAATATCTTACTACCGACCCGCCAAGTGGTGCATACGTTGGGGCTAACTTCTACGTCCCAGAACATTGTTCTAAATGGATTTGCCATAAATTTAAAAAGCCCTGTTAAGGCTTCAGTTTTGGTTAGTGTATGCTTCCGCCTCTTCCCCTAAATACTCATTGATAGACTTGATACTGTCTTCTATGTTGCATATTTCTGTTACCTGTTGTTCTTGTACCTGGTGAACTTTGTGAACTAAATAAAGCAAAACAAAAATAGTAACGTTACCAAGAAAAGACATACATAGAATTATACCGATTGCTATTTCCATTACTCTTTTATCTTTTCAAAAAAGTTAGGCTCAATTTCTTTTATCTTTTGAAATACGGCTTCGCTTAATTCGTTGATCCGTTTCTTTTCTTCGGGTGTTGTATTCTTATCAATCTCCTGCTGAATTAAATGATTTTCGTGCAGTAGCTTGTCTATCTTTTTACGCACTATTTTATTTGTTTCGTATTTCGTTTGTTCTTCTGTCCGCGCCTGTTTCGCCACTCGCATACTTTCCTCAAAAGCTGCGTATAAAGGAGATATATAATAGCGAGGGTTAGCAATCATTTACCTTGTCCTACTGAGCGTTTAAATGTTTCAGATTTATTCCGGTGCTTTTTACTTTTACCAAGTTTCTTCTTGCCAAATGTAATCTTTTTTTTAATAACAACTTTTGCCATTACTTAAATACTGAAATTAAAAACCCTGTAATCGCACCTACAACGGCTGAAACTCCTGCTATAAAACCGTGCTTCTTTGCGCTTGCCTTGTCGTGTTCTTCTAAAACCTTTAAGCGTCCATCTAAATAATCACAACGTTCAATTAGCATATTATTTAATCGTGCTATCCTTTCGTTTTGGATATTACTTTCGTCTGCATATTCTTTTCCTAAGTCGAAGCGTAATCCTTTCATTTCACCGATTATTCCTTTTACACCTGCTTCCTTATTACCCATTATATAGAGTTCTAAGTTTTTTATTGAGTGCTGAATTTCGCCAAGCGAATGAACTATTGTGCGTTGTTCGCTTTCAATCTTTGTTACACGGCTTTTTATTTCCTCAATTTCGCTCATTGTGCTTCGTCTTTAAAAAAGTTTGATAGGAATTTGCCTAAAAAGCCAAGTATTAAAACGCCTCCTATAATTACCTTTAACTCATTTACTTCAAAAAGTTCTTTCAATTCTTCAAAAGCAAATAAACCAGTAGCACCTATTGAGCCGCACCCGTATAGAATAGCGTCCCCTAATTTTCTAAAGAATTTAGGAGTAGGGTGGTAGTAATTTTTAAGGCTGAATTTCATCTTTAACAACTTCTAAAGGTTGCTGTTCTTTGTACTGCTTCTGAATTTCACCGATTAAACCCGATGTTTCAACGTATGGCTTATTACCTAAGTAGTTAAGAATAGCGTTTACTAATTCTATTGAGAGTGTTACTTTTTCCATGTTACTTTTTAGTTAATTCAATCATTCTATTTACAGCATCTTCGTAAGTCCACACGCCAACTTCTTGGTAAGTTGGGACTGTGTTATTATCCCAAAGCACTTCATTAAATGTCTTTACATCAAATTGCCATGAAGCATATACCGCATCAGTAAGATTATCCCTTACATCTACATTAGTAAATTTATTATCGGTTCTGGTTATTTCCTTTTGCAGAACTACTGTCATTTCGGGTATTGGTATCTGTGTCATGTTGCAAAGTTAATTAATTATGCTAATAAACCTAAATTACGTAAAGCCTTTACAATTTGCTGTAAAGTATATCCGTCAAAAGTATCGTCTGATTTTATGCTTGTTCCTGCTCCCGGACTTGCCAATGTTGCTGAACCTACTGCTGTTGTTGGCTGAACTATCGGTGTTGAATTGTAAAAAGAAATTTTTTGGCTTGTCGAAGTTCCGAACTTTGTCCCAGTTGTTGTTCCGATTGAAAAATTCACCGCATCGCCTATCGTTAAAGTCGTTGCCGAAACTTTGAATTTTTCTACACTTGCAATTTTTACTTGGAATACCTGATAAGTTGCATCAATAATAATGTCGTCATTAATCGTAAATAGCTTTATTCCTGAACCAGTATTTGTAATTTGAAATCTTCTTCGCCCAGCACTTTCTAAAATAGACAAACCGCCTTCAACCTGAAGACCATTAGCTGCCGTTGTATCAGTTGTGTTTGGAGCTCCGATAGTAACAGAACCATTTGAATAAATACCCCAATTTGTAGTCCCTCCGCTTGCTGTAAAATACCCCGCTATATTAGTTGATGTAGTTCCTGTATGTGTATTAGAAACCTGTAATCCATAGGTAGTTTGTGTCGCTGTTCCATTTGCACCACTCAAAGCAATGTTTAAAAGCGTTTGCGTATTACTCGCTGCTGCTGTTGATGTTGATGAAAGTTTTAATCCATTGCCACCCGCTAATGTTGACCATTGCCATTCTTGAGCATAGTTGGTATTATCAATAGTATTTGATGCTGTTGCTAATGTAAGCCCAGATATTGCCGCACCACTTGATGCAGTAGCCCATGATAAAGTAGCCACTCCTGCGCTTGGTGCTGTGCTTTGTAATACTTGTCCTGCCGTTGGTGCTGTTGTCGGTAGGTCGTAGGTTATAGAAGCAGCAGGATTAGTTCCTCTGATTGTTTGGGTGAATGCACTTGCAGCGTTTCTTAATACCAATGTCCCAGAAGTTGTACTTGCAACACCGCTTGTTAATGAGCCTGTTACATCTAAGCTTGTACCTGTTGCTGCGCCCAAGATAGGAGTTACTAAAGTTGGCGAAGTAGAAAAAACTAAATTCGTTGAGGTAGTACCCGTTGCGCCTGCTGCGGTATATCCTGTAATATTGTTAAACGCTGTGATACCTGCCGAGCTTGCATTTGTGCCTCCATTTGCAACAGGTAGAACTCCTGTGAATGTTATATTGGGTGTTGCACCGCCTGACGATGCTATATTACCCGAACCTGTTACAGAAGAAACACCTGTCACAAGTGCCGCAATGTTTCCATTGAGTTTATTAAAGCCTTGTAGTATCGTGTCGGTTGCTGCTAATACCCCTGCACCGCTTACATATCCTGTTAATAATTGACCTGTTACATCTGAGGCTGCGGCTGCGCTTATTGCCGTTCCGTTTCCTTTAAGTAGTCCTGTTATGGAAGTCGTTAATGTTATTGCAGGGGTTGTTGTAGCGTTCGCCACCGTTCCCGCAAATCCGTTAGCTGAAACTACCGAAACTGTTGTTACTGTTCCACTCCCGAAACTTGGGGTGAAGTATTCTAATGCCGTACCACCTGCATTTACTCTTATTAATTGGTTTGCCGTTCCGATTGCACTTAATCCTGTTCCTCCCCTTGCAACTGATAACTGCCCGGTCCAACCCAAAGTTAATGAAGTTGCCTTTAAAAGTGCCGTTAATGGTGTGCCGCCAAGCGTAAGCGTAACGTTGGTATCGTCTGTTTTAGTTAGGGCTTGCCCCGTAAGATTTATAGTAGTTGTAGGCATTACTGAATATTAAATGTTTGATTTACCATGCTTGCCACCGTTGCCGTCTGGTCTAAAACTCCATTAACGTAAAAGTTGTAAGTAGTGTCCGCTAAAACTAATGTGCCTCCGCTTGCCACCTGTACCGAGTATGTGCTGTCTGTATTCCTAACTGTTGCATCTGCCCCTGTGTTATTATCTGTGTAAGTTCCGCCACTTGGTACGGTTGCTAAAAGGTTTCCATTCTGGTCGTAAACTAAAACAGGCTTACAAAGATTGTTTACTGTTGGCGCACCGCTTATAGGAATAGCACATCTATCTCCTAACCATTGAATTTTAACGTCTAACTCCATAGCCCACCCCGTTACCTTTGCGCTGAAGCGTTCTGTAAAAGGTGTAAGCGAAGCAGACTTAGAAACAATAAAAGTATTAGCGTAGCTTGGTGTGTCTAAAATAGATTTAATGTCTGAAAGGATTGTTAAAGTATCACTCAATACTTCATTCTCATTACTTTCATCGGTATTCACTAAATCCATTACAGCTATTCCCATTCGCACAGTTTCAAAAGGAAACTCTAAATTAGCCGACAAAGGTCGAACCCATAGCAAAGGGAATTTCTTATGTGCAGCTTGGTTACTTTCCATTACTTCCCACAAGTCACCATCTACAAATGAATGTATTTGATAGTGATTGGTAGCAATATCTGAAAGTAGTTTAACTACCTGGTTATATGTATATGGTTGTGTTAAAGCCATTAGATAATATCTATTTCAGTCGGACCGTCATAACAACAACCGCTATCTGTTCCTAAATAAATATTTGTAGTGTAATTTGTGCCGTTTGGATTGATAGTATCAACTCCGTCACCCGGATTAGAATACAACGGATATGAACTGTCATTTTCGCTCAAGTATTTAGTTACTCTTTCTGAGTACCATTCAGCTTTATCCTTCCAGTAGTCCATTAATCGGAGTAAGCTATCTAAGTCCGCAGCTTCGTTATTTTCGCCAGATTGTTTGCCTACGTTCTTATTTCTGTACTTATATGTATTAGGGATTGTAAACTCATAAACTACCCACATTTTTAAAGCAGGGGTAATATAAGTATCTAATAAAGTAGTGTTAAGTGCAGTTAAAGTATTAGCCTGTATTTGTGTTTTTAATTCAGCGTAAAGCCCACTTCCAATAATAGGCTGTATTCGTTGATCCTGTGCAATTAATATCATAGGCTTCAAAGCCTTCATATCAACATTTTCGTCAATTATACTACCCTCTTTTAATTGGGTTTCGCTTATGAAATATACATTTGTTGCTGCCATCTTATTTCTCTATTACGGTTACTAAAGCCCATACGTGACGGCAGAAAGGTGTGGTTTCGCCTGTTGATGGATTACGATAAAAACCACCTCGTCTTATCCATACTGAATTTTCATCACCATAAACACGCTGCGAAATCTGACTAAGTTCATTACGTGTGTAAAGTTTATTTAGCCCGATTAGCTTTTCGCAAAATGGACGAGTTCTGTCATCAGGTAACACCGCAGGCTGACCTTTTAAATAAGGCGAAAGAGCGTATTGATACATTGACTTAATTCTTAAAACGTTGTTTTGTTTTAGCGTCTTGTTTCCTGCGCTTGTCACCTTGTAGTTAGTGCCGTCCGTTTCAAGTAGTCCGTCATCTTGCAACTTGGTTACAATATCTAAAACTAATTTACTGTCTAATTTAACAGCGTCCGCAATCTCATTTATTCCGCCTGTTGGATTGCCTTTTATAGCACTTAAAACCTTTCCTTCTTCTTTAGATATTTCTACTGTTATTACATCTGCGAACTTAATCGGTCTGCGCTTGTGTACGAACTTAGTCTTAATAAATGAATAGTTGTCAGCCGGTACTCCATACTCTGAAAATACTTGTAAAACACTATCTTCGTCCGCTTCTGCAAAGTCGTGTTCACAGTTAACGTGCGTACTCATTTGAGTAGGCGGTACTGAATTATTTATTAAGCTAACTGATAGGTTTTCAGAAATCCATTTACGTTTTTCCTCTGGTGTTAAAACTAAAGAAACATCAGCATCCGATAAAGTAAATTTAAAAGGGTTATAATCTTTTACTTCCAATCCTTGAGTTACTCCATACATTTGAGCAAAGTCGTTAAACACCGCTAATATCTTATTTCTACGGGTAGTGATGTATGTTTCGTTAAACATTGCAAAGGCGTCTTTTAATTCGTCTTTGTTTTGGTTCATATTTGCCCCCGTCATTACACCCATTAAAGCAGGTGATGTAACGCTGTGCGCTATAAATATTTTACTTTCAACCGTCTTATTAAGTATGTCGAATTGTTTGTCAAAATCTGACGGCTGAATATTTGTGATTAAAGGCTCTTTACTTTTACTATCTGAAAAAACTAAAATAACACCGCCTGCATTATCTGTTCCTGTAAATTTACGTTTTAACTTCTGCTCAATTTTACGCTGTTCTTCTGGTGTTGGTTCACCGTTAAAGAAATTAATTATAGTTGAACCTGTAAAGCCGTTACGAAGATTATTAATGTGAAAGTTTGCAATCTGATAATCACACTCAATGTAAGGAGTAGCAGGTAAATAGTTAGGTGTTGGATAGGTATCCATTCCGTTCTTAGGTCGGTAGTTTACAAAGTATAAAATACTTTCTTTCTTCTTATCCTTATCAAAAGCAGGAAATTCTTTATACCCTGTATCGTCCGCATCTTGCCTGTATTTACTCCAATCTTCTGAATAGTAAAAAGTAGTCCTGTCCTCATTAGCCCTGATACGTGAAAAGCTAACGTGATATGCAGTCCATCCGCCTTTTTTAGTAGGTATCATTTGCAAAGCAAAGCCGTTAAATAGTTCATTATCTAAAGCCACCTTTGCGAATAAACTATCTACCGTTCCTGATGTAAATGTGTTATTGAAAACATCAAAAGCCATACGCTCTGAAATATTCAAAGACTTAGAACGTAGTCCTTGCCCTGATATGTATTCGCTCTTTGAATTTACAATAGTGTTGTGTGTAGTCGAACGGCTGAATAAGTCAATTAACTCATTAGGATAAAGGTTGTTATTCCCGTAGAATATCCAATCTTTTCCTTTAACCTCTTTAAATACGGGTATCTTCGTTTCCTCAAAAGAAAGGTACGTAATAGCAGAAGATGTCATTGGTTTGGTGTTAGCCATTGTAAACGTATTCGTTAGTTGTTACGGTGTGATTGTATTCGGTAGGTAGTGTTGTGGTGACTAAGTATTTACCCTGTTCTACTAAGGTCTTGCCAGTAGGGTCTAAACTTGTGCTACTTGCCTGTTCATAAATATAATACTTACCAAAGCCTGTTTGTAAAGAAACCTGTCCGCTTAGTGATGTCGGGTTTGCCTGCTCAGTAATCGTAAACTTATTATATCGATATGTATAAGAACTTAAATCAGTTGCTATGCAATAGTCAATACTTCCATCCTGGTCGTTTACAAACTTCCACAAATAATAAACAGTCCCCGTTAATGTAGTCTTTTCAGCAAGTGTTACTACAATGGTATTAGCGGAAGCCTTAACAATACTAAGCATAATAGTAAATATAAGAAAGTTACTTTTGTGCAATAGACTGATATACTTCCCACCGCTTTTTATTTACTTCTGCTATGTGAAACTTTTGAACGTCTAAATATAACTGTTCGCTCAAGTCCTCAAGTAAAGCAGGACTATCAATTAAGCGTTTAATACCTTTAACCCAGTCTTCGCTATACTTTACCACAATAGAGTTTTTAGTGTTGCAAATGTCAGTATATGGCTTTACATCGGATACTATTAGTCCTTTCTTATGGAAGCCCGCCTCAATTACTTTTAACTCTGATTTCTTTGTATTAAATTCTGTATTTCGTAAAGGTGCTAAAGCAACATCAAATGAATTGTAATGTAACCCATAAGAATATACGTCAGTGGTCGGTAGTGCCGTATATTTCTCATTCTTATAGTCATTAGTGATTATCCTTTTGTAATACTCATACACCCCGTCCTTGTTTCCATCGTGTACGAATTTAAAATGGACCGGCAAAGATTGATTAAATACATCTTGAGCAAACCAATACAGTAACTCAATATCTTCTACATGGCAGCTTCCGCCAATCCATCCTAAGCGTAAATCATAACTCGCTTCGGGTTTAACGTGCTGAAACTGTTTATAGACTTCCGGGAATACTGCATTAGGAACTACGTGAACGTTTCGGTTAATTCCTTTTACAGACTTAGCAAGATACTTAGTAGTTACTATTACATTATCTGCAATCTCTACCGCCTCCCTTATTTGCTGTGATGTCTTATTCTCTTTCCATTCCTTTTGTAGAATATGACCTGCTCCAAGTACCCAATAGTCATCTAAATCTAAAACGAGTTTAGTATGCTTTTTTATTTCAGTAGCTATCTCTTTTGTCTTTCCGTTGTAGTCAATACCCCTGCTAAATATTACAAAGTCATATTTGCTAAAGTCTATGCCTTCAAGATTAGCGCACGAATATAATTCTACCGGATAATTTTCCCCTAAGTGGTGGTGAGGCATTTCTAAGCGGTAAAAGTTAGAGCCAGCCCCGCCTAAGTTATATACTAAAAGTATTTTCATTAATAAATTGATTTAGTTTTTCTTCGTATTCTTTTATCATTTTCTCAATACTTTCAATCGTTGTAGTACCGTTAAAGTAAAAGCGTATTAAGTCAGGGTTATTCTTACATACTTCGTAATCTCGCCTTATTCTTAATAGTGGCTTTAGTACCCATTTTACTTGTGTAGCCATTACCCAGGTAGGGTGATTACTTCCCGCTTCATGCCTCGCCTGTGGATTAAAAGATAATTCAATAGGAACTTGAAAAGGGTTCATTGTGCAAACATAATAAAAAAACCCCTGCAAATTGCAAGGGCTTTTCTAAAAACCAGATTATATAAAGAACGTTAATTCTGCAAATATAATAATTATTTACAATCCTAATGAAGTTATTACAGAAGTCGTTACTAACTGAATGTCGTTTGCTTCGTTACCAGAAAATGTCATCTCATAACCATTTCTATCCCCGAAAGCTAATCCAGACTTAGAAGCCTGTGCTGATTTCATCAATCCATAGTCTAAACCAAAAGCCCATGATTGACCGTCACGCATCTTTACGATTGCAATTAGTCTATTCTGTGCAAGTAGTTTTAATTCCTGACGTAAAGCAGCAGTCAAACCGTTAATTGCAAGTTTAACTTCTTGAGCATAAAAGATAGTGCCGTTAGGTCTTGAAAGTGTTTCGTTGCTTGTTGCTTCTGAAACTTCTTCTTCTTGTTCGTATTTAAAGAACTGACCACCGCCAACAGTCCATGCCGTCACCGTTCCTGATGCTGCTGTTACTGATCCTTTGTTTCCGTAAGCTAAGAATGATACCCATTCCACACCGCCAACAGACGTTCTACATCCGAGTGAGTAGCCAACTGTAAGTGAACATGCCATTGTTTATTTTGTTTTAAAAAAGAAAGGCGGGCTTTAATTCCCGCCCCTCTCTTTGAGTTAGTTAATTATTAAGAGTTAGCATATCTAACGATTTCGGTAGGGTATGCAATCTGCCAGCCTCTGCGGAAACGTACTGAGTACTTCACATTGTCGTCATCTTGTGACATCCACATTTTGAAGGTTTCTTCTTCGTTTTCCATGTCAACACCCAAGAAAACATTATCCGGGTTGAAAGCGAAAATACAATTTTGTGTAGCTGTTGCATACAATCCATCCAATCCGTGTACTGGTACTATTTCGTGTACTGAACCCTCTGCCATAATTCCTTTCTGGTCTGCGCTTCCGGCCGGTACGTGGTAAAGGTTATCGTTCATTAATTTTTGACGATATACTTCTACTGCGTCATAACCCATGAATATTTTTACTGCTCCATTGCCTTTCAAAGCTGCTGGTATGTTGCTGATAATATTTGCTACAATAGTGCGGCAGTTTGCAGTGTTGTAAGTTGATGCTGTTGCTACTACCTCACCTGTTGCATTTACAATAGTTTTAATCAAACCGTCGTAAAGATTTAAGTAAGCAGAAGGAGAAGCGGTGTCACCCTGCCAGTCAGCAGTTTCCAAACGTTGTTTAATACCACCAACGATATTATCTACAATCACTTTCGGAATGTCGCTTTCTGAAATTTGCTGACCTTTTTTCAAAAGAACTTGCGTCCATTTAGCTTGCAGCGCACGAGGGCAAAGAGTGTCTTGAAATTTAATAGCAACGGTAGCAAGATTTCTTTGTGAGAAAGTTACATCTCCTGATGCGTTAAATCCGCAAGTTTCGCCCGCTTGTGGTACTGCATTTGTTGATAATAGTTGAAGTGCTGCTGAACTTTTGATACCTGTTTGCAGGTTCATCATTGCGGCAGTTTCGCCCGCAAATTGCGTGGCGGTTAAGAGGTCGGTTGATGTTTGGTCAACGTAGTCTGTTAGTGAAGATGTTGTAAATCCCATTGTTTATTTTTTTAAATTGTTAATGCTTTTTGATAATTCTAAAATTCGTTTTGTCTTTTTATCTGTTGCGCTTGAAAAGTTTTGTTCCTTTTCTTTTGGTTCACCTACCGGCAAATCACCAATCTCATTGATTAGTTCTGCCATAACTTTAAAGTCCGAGCTAATCTTAGAAAGTTCAGATGTTTTCAAATTATTGATTGCTTCTTCAATCTTTGCGTTAATATCTTCTTTTGGTGCTTCGCTGAATTTCCCCTGCAACTCTGCAACGGTATTTGTAAGTGCTTCCACTTTCGCAAACAGGTCACTTAATGCTGTACCCATTTGTTCTACTGTCATTGCTTCTGCATTGGTGTCGTTGGTAGGAACTTCGTTGGCTGCTGCCGCTTGGTCTGCGCTTGGCGTAACTGTTACGATTACCCCTGCTGCAACTTCTAACATAGTACCGTCCTCTAATTCTACAACACCGTCAGGTACTGCAACGTCCCCGTCAGGAGTAGATACAAAAACAGCAGTACCAGATTTTAAATCACCTTCGTATTTTATTACGCTGCCATCTTTAGCAACGACTTCTGAAAAAGAAGATTTAATAAGATTTTCAATAGCTGCGAATTTCTCCGCCCCTAAAAGTTCTTTAATTTTTTCTTTGATATTCATACTACTAAATATTAGATTTTTAATTGTGTGCAAAAATGTCTATCAGTTTCTTTATTGTTTCGCTGGAACTGTCGGTCAAATGCTCCTCAATAAAAGTTCCTTCAAC